CTCCCAAAGGGGGGAGGGGAAGCCTTTACAATCCCCCTTAGGGGATTACAAACTCTCAACGCTCGAAACATGGGTCGGGAGAGGGGGGTGGCGGGGGTGCTAGGCCGAGGGGGCTAGGGGGTGGGGATGCGGGTGTTGACCCTCAACGAGAGTCAAAACGCCTTGGCGACCCCTTGGCGGGGCTGGAATCGGCATCCCTTTGGGTGGGTCTGGTCGCCGTTTGGGGGGCTGTGGCCTCCTCAGGGATGGCATACTCCCATCTTACGACCCCTTTCTGGCGGGCGTGGCGGATGGTGATTTCGTTGGCGAACTGGTCGGCGTGGTCCTTGAGGCCGGCACGGCCGCGGCGCTTGGTCAGGGCGAACTTGAAGATGGGCTCGTCGCCTTGGCAGCGCTGGAGGCAGGCGACCTCGCGGGCCCAGTTCGTGAGCTCGGAGGAGCCTGAGCCCTGATAGGCTAGGTCCGAGACGGTCTGGCCTTCCTTGTCCTTGGCCGAGCGGGGCTTGGTCGTATGGTGCACGGCCATGAAGACGGCCCCCGTCTCTTCCAGGACTGGGTTGATGCCGTGGCGGAGGAACTCGGTCATCTGCTTCTGATCGGATACCTCGATGCCACAGAATGACATGAGGGGATCGCAGGTGAACCAGTCCGCGTTGTGCCGGATAACCAGTTCCCGCATGCGCTCGATAAACGCAGGGCCGACGGAATGGGTGTCGCGGTAGATGTGGAGGTTCTCGTCGAGGAGCCGCTCTTCGCCCGGATGGAGCATCATGCCGTCCGTGATGGACTGGAAAGCCTGGGCGACGTCGCCGACGTCATTCTCGGCCTGAGCCATGACGATCCGCAAGGGTCGCTTCGGGGTGATGCCGAAGAAGGACCGACCGACGGCCAGCGAGATAAGCAACTGAAGGGTGAAGGAGGACTTGCCCACGCCGGACTGCGAGACGAGCAGCAGGGAGCCGCCCTTGCAGAGCCAGCGGTTCCCGATGAGGCAGTTCGGGTCATTGGCCGCATCAAAGGCACGGAGGGCGGAGAGGGGCATGGCTTCGGCGGTGTCGCGCGTGGCCGTGCGCCCCTTGGCGGCCTTGAGCGAGCCCTCGGTGAAGGCGATGAGGGCTTCGGGGTCGGCGCCATCCTCCTGGGCGTGTTCAAGGAGTCGGGAGGCCGTGAGGCTGATCTGTCGGAGGGCGGCCTTCTGTTTGATGAGGTCGGCCCAGCCAGGGTTAAGGGCGGACGCGCCGACGGTCGTGGTCAGGTCGGAGATGAAGTGGGCCTCGACCGGGGACTTGGCCTCGCGTAGGCGCTGGGTCACGACTAGCTCGTCAGGGGATACACCGGCCTCGGTTGAGCGCAGGACGGCCGCGGCGATGTCGGCGTGCTTCGGTTCGTGAAAGTCCGACGGTAGCAGGCCGTCAGGCAAAGGGAGGGCGTCACGGAGGAGGACGCCGAGGAGGTGACGTTCCGCGTCTAGGGCGGCGGGGAGAGGCATAGGGAGGGAGGGTTGTGCCGATGTGCGTCGGCGTGGTCAAATACTTTTAACGCCGCTTGGGTGGAGGCCCATAATGCTCTAGGGTGCGCAGCCGCCCGGTCTTACCGATGAGGACACGATAGCGGGCCTTGACGAGCGCGCCTATGTCGAGGGCCTTCTTGATGTAGATGGACGCGGTGTGCCCGGCCTTGAGTTTCCATTTGGCCGCCCACTGATCGCGGGTCAGGAAACCCTTGGGGGGCTTCACGGCGCTTCGGTTAATCTCGGCCATTACGGCGAGGAGCACCGGGTCGTTACCGACGCGGGTATAGAGCATCTTCTTCTTCGACTTGGCCATGAGCTCAGGGGGTGAAGGTCTTGAGGTCTTTCGTCCAGATCCATTGATTGCCCATCTTATGGACGAGCCACGCCTTGTAGTCTCCGCCAGCGGTCACGAACCCCGCCACGAAGCCGGAGCCCCATCGGGCTGTCGCTAGGCGTTGAGCGCTGTAGGCCATATCCTCCTTGCGGCAGAGACAGCCGGCAGAGAAGGCGTTGCCGCCTCCGTGCTTAGTGAGGGCGATGCTGGCGAGATTATGAGTATGGCCGTGGATCAGAGCGCCGCCATAAGGGGCGTAGTGGAGCCCTTGGACCACGGTGGCGTTGGCTCCGTGTGCATATCCGTGAATCATAGCCACCGGGCCTAGTCGATAGACACCTTTGTCTGCATGGTGAGGCAGTATGACCTTGGCGCCGCATTTGCGGGCGTGGGCGTTGATGTGGTCTTTGACCCCTTGGCAGTAGTCGCGGACCAAGCCCGAGCCTGCGCCCTGGGCAGCGTCGAGGCGGTGCTCGTGATTACCCCATAGCCAGACGTTAGGCCGCCAGCGGGTGAAGAAGTCCTTGCCCTCCTCTATGTCAGCCTGGAGCGACTCAGCCCCCTCCTTGTCGGTGCCGACGCCCTTGCGGAGGGAACGGAAGTCATACTGATCTCCGCCGGCAATCTTTAGGACGCTGCTCCCGCCGAAGTCCTTGGTGAACTCGTAGAGAGCAGCCAAGGCCTCCGGGTCGGCCATATCGCCGTGGCTGTCTGAGGCATAGATGAACTTGGTCAGTTTACTCATACCTTGTATTTCCTTTCGAGATTGTCGCGCATCGCCCGAGCTGTCCTCAGGTCGGTTGATAGTTTGGTAAAGACGTTAAGGCCATATTTCCTGAGACGGAAATAATAGACTCCTTTCTGCTTCATCAGACGTCTGTTCGGCTTATCGTATGTTATTCGATGCCCCATTCTGTTGAGGGCAGATCGGAGTGATCCCCGGTTGATGCCAGAAGAGTCTGCAAAGGATTTAATGCTCAATTCGCTATTCAAATAATCCTTAGCTGCCTTTATGGCTGAACCCATGTCCCCACGGGTAGATCCTGGCTTCTTTATCCCTAGCAGATGTCGAGTGAACTTGACGCTTGCCGGTCTTAGGCCGAATGCCTGGGCGGCCTGTTCGTCGGTGGCCTGATAGTCGCGGCAATAGATAGCAGCCTTAAAACAGTTACTGCTTGGATTGATGCGGGTGGTCATGTGCTTGTTTAGGGGATGGTGCTTCGTAATGCTTCAGGAGGGCATCACGGCGCTTGCGGGCGTCGGCGAGGTTGTCGCCAACAGTCTCGCGGATGTCCAGGCCGTCACGGCGCAGGCGGAAATACCAGAGGTTCCCGAGCTTCTGGAGGTTGCGGTTGGGCGACTGAGGACGATCGTACTGAGGACGCTCGGCGTTGCCGTACTTCATGTTCGACGGGCAGGAGGCGAGGAAGTCGGCGCGCTCGCGGGAGATGCCGATGCGAGCCGCCCAGGCGTAATCCTCTTCGGTGAGGCGACGCGGGCCGGGCTTGTCGCTCATAGGTTCCAGCTGAGAGCGAGGTGGCGTCCCTCGTTCATGATCTGCTGCCGAGAGTTCGGGGCGAAGACGAACTCCTGGTCGAACGAGTGCTCGGCCTTGAGTTCGCAGATGCTGTCGAGCTCTTCGTCGTTGGCCGGGCCGACGCCGGCGGTGGAGACGAATACGGTGCGGACCTTCCAGCCACGTTCCCAGAGGATGTCCTGACAGACGCGGACTTCGTTCAGATAGCGGAGGTCTGAGCAGACGACCGTCTCCGGGGCGAGTTGGTCGGCGCTCATCTGGATCGGCGTGTAGTTGGCGAGGTTCTCGGCGAAGACGTTGACGTTGAGGGACCGGGCGAAACGGCCGAGGGTGACGAGCACGTCCCGATGCCTTACCTTGAAGGGTTCTGAATGGAAGTCCCCCTCTAGGTTCAATGACCACATGAAGTCATTAGCCGCGTCCTTGAGGCAGTCTGCGAAGTTGGTCTTGCGGGCGGGTCGCTTCGCCCATTCCAGGATGCCAGTCGCGAGGCAATCCTTCCCGGCGCGGGCAAACCCCGAGATCAGGACGAGAGTCGGGGCTGCCATGGTGGTCATTCGGCGGAGGCCTGCGCCTTGCGGGCTCGCTTGGCTAGTTTGGAGGCGATGCGGACCTGTCGGGCGGAGATACCGAGTTTACGGCGAATGCGACGATGGGACATGTCTGGCGCCTTGATGAGCGCCTCGATGATGCCCTGCCGCAGCTTGAGTCGGTTGTCCATCAGAAGGGCGGGTTCGCGTCGTCGATTGCGGGCGTGTCGTTGACGACGGGCTTCTGCGAGCCCTTTGGGTAGATCAGGTCGTAGTTGTACCAGGTGCGACCAGTCTTGCCGACGCCGCTCTTCTTGATTTCGACGCCGACGAGGCAGGTTTGGAGGAAGGCTGGGCGCATGAACTCAATGAACTCGGCCTCAGAGCAATCCGAGCGGAGGAGGTCCTTGTCTTCGGCCCAGCCGCCGCCGAACTTGGCGCGCAGAAGGTTAAGGGACTTGGGGCTCTTGCTGCTGAACTTCTTGTTCAGACAGTTCCCCTTGTCGTCCTGAAAATGAATCATGTAGAAGATGCAGCCGTTAGGCTCCTTGGTCGTGAAGTCGATGTCGGGCTTGAACTTCCCGAACTTGAGGGGGAAGAGTTTGAGCTTGTACGTCCCGCTCACGGAGATGTCCGTGAGGGTTTTCTGTTCGTTGTTAGGTTCCATGTTAGGCGAAGTTGATAGGGGTGGCGGCGGAGGTCGGCGCGTTAAGGTCAATCGTCTGGATCTCGTCAGGGTAGCCGGGCCACTCGCCCAGGGCGGAGCACGACTTATACAGGGTCACGGCCTTCTCGAAATCGGCGACCGCGTAGGACGTGAGCTCAGGGCCGAGCTCATAGACGGCCGTCGCCATCGTTTCCTTTTCGACGCAGGCGAAGCGGAAGCCGCGTGGGCGTTCCTTCGTCTCGATTTCGTAGACGGTGCGGTAGAAGTGTTGCTGTAGGTTATAGCGGAACGAACGCACGGCGGCGAGGAAGCCTTTCGGCGATGCGTCTAGGCAGCTCTTCAGGTCCCAGATGTAGCCGTCTTCGGAGATCAGGTCGATGGCCGACTTGAGCGGGCATCCGCAGTAGTCAACGGCGTACATCACTTCGGCGCGGGCGATGGTGACCTTGTGCTTCGCGAGGAGATCGCGAGCGGCGGTGCTCATCTGCTCGACGGTCAGGGCGTCCTCGGCCTTGAGGATGGTCTTCCCTTCGTTGAGGGTGGCGAACTCCGCCCAGGCGGCCTTGCCGGAAGATGTCCGGCGGTCGATGCCTTCGGGGGCGGTCGCGTAGAGCGATGCGTAGAGGTCAGGCTGGAGCACGGCGCAATGGATGGCCGAGCCGAGGATCAGGGCGGGCGTGGGCTCGCGGTCCTGCTTGAGATAGGCCTGATAGTGGAGGCCGGATTGGATTAGGGCCTTCGCGCCGCTGTAGTTAAGAGCGGCCGTTGCGTCGTAGGTTTTGCGGTCTGGGATTTGCATGTGCGTGTGGGAAATTAGAGGGCGTCGTCTTCTGCCGGCGTCTCGTCTTCGACTTGCGCAGAGAGGCGGTTGCAAAGGTCGAGCGCATGGTCGGCAGCCAGGGCTATGCGGTCGAGATGATTGCGAAGGGTTCTTTCATTCGCGACGATGACCTTGAGGCGGTCATAGAGGGGCTTGATGTGATAGGCTTCCTCGATGGCCTCGGGGTCGAGGGTCGTGGCCTCGGTGCGAGCGGCGTGGACGCAGTCGTCGAGACGGCCGGCGTCGGAGATCAGGTCGGCGGCTCCGTGCTCCGGGCACATGGCGGCGATTTCGGCCGTCAGCTGCGCGAGGAGGTTTCGCATGTGTTCGCGGTTGGTCATTTGATGAGATGTAATTCCTTGATTTCGCCGTTGGGTGCCAGGGTGAAGAAGCGCACTTCGGAACGGCGGAGGGAGGGGAGGGTCTTGTTCTTCCAGGCGTTCAGGTCGGTGAGAAAGTCGGCCGACTTGCGGGCGGTGAACTCGACGTAGGGGAAGCCGTCCAGGAAGAGGAGGAGGGCGAACTGCTTAGGCACGGTGGCGGCGATGCGCTCGATGCCCTTTGGAAGGGTGCTCATTTGGTTTTGCGGGCCTCCAGCCAATCGGTGATGCTAGAGGGAAGGGGGTCGTCTCCGTAGACCTTACGGCCGAGGGAGGTGTAGTGGAAGGCGAGCAGGTCGCCGGCCTCGCGGAGGCGGCGGTTCTCGCCCTGAAGTTCGGCGAGACGTTCGACTAGCTTGGCCTCGACTGGTATGGCCTTCATGCGCTGCATTCGGGACATCTCGGCGACCCTTTCCTCCAGGGCCTTGATTCGGTTCTCGTAGTAACTCATTTGCCGAAGCGGGCTTCTTTCCATTTGGCGATGGTGGAGATCATGACGGCCTTGGAGATCTGGCAGGTGATCATGCCGGAGCCGAGGATGTCCTCCATGACGCGGGAGAGTTCGTTCCCCGCGTATCGCAGTTCGCCAATGGTCTGGGTTTGGTTCTCGCAGCGCTGCTCGGCACGGCGGCAGGCCTCGGCCCAGAACTCCTCGTTGTTAGGCATGGTTGCGGGCCTCCTGCCACTCGCGCATGGCGTCCATCAGTTCCTCCGGGGTCACGGACTGGGCGTGGCGGAAGCAATACGCGAGGGCGTCGCCGGCTTCGCGGAGCGTTTCCAGGCGTTCCTCCAGCTGACGGATGCGGGCGTCCTTGGCGTCGAGCATGTTCCCCTGATGCATGGCGCGCATAGCGGCCTCGATCGGGTCGAAGGGGTCGAAGGGTTTCTGGTCGCTCATCGGCGGATGACGTTGAGGAACGCAGTCTGGTTTCCGAGGATTGTCATGACGTGCTCCTGGGGAAGGTCGGTGAGCTGCTGGCCGTCCTTCAGCCAGCCCTTGCCGACGACGTAGGCCTTCGCCTTGTCGGTCAGGTCGGCGGGGATGAAGGCGGTCCAAGGGCGACCCGAGCCGGTGACGGTCGGGCGGGAGGCCGCTGCCCCGTCGTCATCAGTGTCCACGCTGATGCCGCACAAAGTCGAGGCCGTCATGCGACGCAGATAGGTCACCTTGGAGCCGAGTTGTTGCTCGGTGATACCTTGGACACTTACCATCAGAGGCTTCGGTTCCTTGGGGAGCGTCTCGCCGGATGCGCCATGCTGGAGAAATGTCACGATGCCGACCTTGTTCTCTTCGCTTACCGCGAACTGTACCAGGGCCACGTCGTGATCGGCGAAGCCTTCCTTGATGGCGTCGAGCAGCGCATCGAGTTTGACATACTTGGCCTTGAAGGCCGGGTTGATGGCATTGGCCTTTGGGTTGTGAAGCGCCTTGAGGGCGGAGACGAAGGCGGCGGTCGCGTTCGTGGGTGTGGGTTCTTTAGGCATAGGGAAAGGGGATTCAGTCCTTGCGGATGAGGTCGCGGATGTCGGCCTTGCCGATGGAGTCCTTGAGCACGGACAAGGAGATCTGCCGGGTGACGCCGTCGATGACCAGGTTGAACGCCGGGCCGGCGGCCTTGATGGTCGGCGTGAGGGGCTTGGCGACCGTGCCGTCAGGCATGAGGAGGTAACGGGTGCCTGGGATGACGGCGTAGGCCTTCATCTCGGGGACGTTGGAGGGTGCGGATTTCTTCATAATGGGAAAGGTTAGTTGATGGCGCCACGTTGGGCGGCGTCGTAAAGCAGGACTGCGTCTGCGTTCCAGAGCGTGATGTCGAGGCGATTGCCGTACAATTCCATCGCCTTTGATTTTAAGTGGTTCTTCCAGCCCTTGCCGTGGTCCTTCTTCTTGCCCAGGGAATGGGCGCCTTGCCACGCCTGAGGCTTAACGCGGTGAATCTTCCAGCCCATGGCGACCGCGGCGCCGTAGATCATGCCGTAGTTCTGAGCGAGGCGGGCGATGGAGGCGGCGGGAATCTTCGGGCCGTAGCCGGCGACGCTCGGCTCCTCAAGGAAGAGCTCGACGTCCTTCGCCTTGAGCGAGACGTCGGCGATGTACTGACAGACCTCCACGTCGGTCGGAGGCATCTTGTCGGCGTAGATCTCAGGCTCGCCGGTCTTCGACCAGACGATGCCCCCGCTCTGACCGGGGTCCACTGCGATGAGGATGTGCGCCACGGTCAAAGGTTTTGCGGACGGTCATCGCGTCTGCGAGTCAAATAAATTGGCGACTCGCACGGCGTAGTGGTTCGGGCGGAAGCCGTAGGACTTCGCCCCCTCGTATCCGCGGTTCCAAGCCACCGCCAGTTGTTCAGGGGTAGGGGTGGCATAGCCGTCCGCCTTAAAGCGGCTCCTGAGCCAACGCAGATAGGCGCAAGCCATCATGTCCTGGGCAGTCTCGTCCCGCCACTGGAGCCACGAGTACGTCTTCCGGCCTTCGGCCGTCAGCTGCGCGTTGGCTTGGGACCACGCGGTGGCCTTCATCTGGTACTTGCCCCGCTCGCCATGGCGGCCGATGGCCTTGCGCTGATCTGCGAGGTGCCCGGTCTCTACGTCGCCGATCGCGTTGAGCAGGGCGGCGTCCGACTTAGCCTGGGCGGAAATGCCGAGGAGCAGCAGGGCGACGACTGAGAAGCGCTGGTTGAGGGTCATAGGGGCAGTCCGTTGATGGTCAGGGTTCCGTCGAGGGTGATTTCGTATTCCTTCCCGTGGGTTGACTTGATGCTGATCTGAACGACGCCCTTGGAACTCTTTGCCAGCTTGCGGTCTAGTTCAAGTATCTGCTTTTTTAATGCAGTGACTTTAGAGTCTCTCCTTTGCAGGGTTTCCTCGACCTCCCTATGCAAGACGAAAGGGCCGTCTGACTTCATCGACGCGACTCCGGCTATGATGCTATAGCGCCTGGGCATCTTAGACGCGTCTCGGGGTGACGGAGTTGGTGACGGTGAAGCCGTCCGCCGGGTAGCGGTAGGAGTAGGTCAGGCCGACCCATCCGCCGGCGGCGACGTAGGCCTCCAGCTTGAGGGGCTCCACGCCGTCCTCCCAGAGGGCCTCCTCGTAATGGGTGAGGAGTTTCTTCATGCGCGTGGAGGCGATCGCGGCCTTGGCTGACGCGATGTCTCCGCACTCGACCCGGCAGTTGATTTCATAGAGCTCTGAGAAGAGCGCGATGAGCCCGTCAGGATGTTGGATGCTCACGACTCGGAGTCCTCAGGGATGGGGCCCGCGTCCGGGGTGATGGCGCCGCCTCGGACGATGGCGTCGTTCAGGTCATCGACGCGCTGCCGGAGGAAACGGATCTCCTCGGACTGGTCGGCGATGATGTGGGCCTGAAGGTTCAGCGCGTCGTCCTGACGGTCGCACAAGGCCTTTAGGGCGTTGGCGGCCATGTGCAGAGTCTGGGCGTAGGACCAGGGGAAGAGCCACCAGAGGGTCGGCTTCGTATTGGGTCGGATGATGGTCATCGGATTGTAGGGGCGGTGGGATGGGTCAGGCATGGGTGGAGAGAGTAGCGTCAACGGCGG